ATCCCTTTCTAACAACTACATAAAATTTTATTACTTTTGTAGCTATGAATGGTGATTATACAAGCGATGGCCCATATGTGTTAAGTTTTTCTGAAATGGAAAGACGTAATGCAGATCTTAAAAACATATTGTTTCAGACAATAGAAACTAATAAAAATATTGTAGAAGGATCTAAAGCACAGGAGATGATGAATGCTATTGATATGGTTGTAAGCAAAGAGAATCCAGCTAATCAAGAAGTGTTAAGGAATCTTATGATTATGACATCATTTATGGAGAATAGTATGGGTGCTGATGGTGGTGCTTTTGGTAGAAACTATACAAATTCTTTTATGTCTATTGATGATCCTACGTTTAATACTATGATGGATCCAAGAGAGTATGATTATACTACGACACAAAAGAAGTATCAAAGAAGATATGAAGAGCTTGGACTGCCATCAGACAAAGCAGGATTGTTAAATTTATTAGAAAGTGATAATCCTTTAGCTGCAATGGCTGTAGCAAGACAAGTGTATGGTATGTCTGATAAGCCTTTACCAGCTAATAATCCAAGAGCATTATTTGATTATTATATGCAGGTATATAATGGTTATGGTGCTAATGAATATGGTGATAATGAAAAACATTATAATAGATTTTTAACAGGGTATAATAAATATATTAAATAAGATGGCAATAGAAAGTTTTAGAACAGGTATAGGATCAAGACAAAGTGATGAGGGTAACATAAACATTTTGGATCAAATTAAAAAACCAGCTACCATGAGTGTGTTGCGTGGCAATGATCCAGAAGCTAGCAGTCAGTATATAACTTCTTTATTAGAGAATATGGGTGCCTCTGGTCAAATGTTTGAAGAGTTAAGACAAGGTAGAGCTAATCGTACTGGAGTTAATCCTTTTAATATGACTAGACCAGAGTTTTCTGTTTCTAATATACCTGCTATGGTAAATAGAATGCCTAATGTTTTTGAAAGTGCTATGCTGCAAAGACAGCCAATGAGTAATTTATTTAGAAGGCCTGGCCCAATGGGCTACACTGGTCCTTATGGATTCCAAGCTTTTTCTATGAATAACCCTTATTTTACAATGTAAAAAATAATAAAATCTTTTTGATTTTAGTATGAAAAAAATTGGAGGCTCCGCCTCCTTTTTAACTTTTAATCAATTATCTTTGGAGCTATGACAAATGAATATAAAAGCGATCAAGGTAAAGTATTTGTTTGTGGGGAGAATACTTTTATTTTAGAAAAATATTTTTATTACTTAGATGATCTATACAAAGATGAGATGATGCTTTGTGAAGAGATATTTGATATGGATTTTAGTATAAAGAAAAGAAAAATACATAGCATGAAGAATGAGAACTATACAAGAGTTCGTGATTGGAAAGGTATACATGAACCATATGGTCCTAAATTTATCTGGGTGTTAAAGTTTGATTTGCAATATCTCGGAGAATAGTATATTTTTGTAAAATGTATCTATTAAAGTTAGATAGACAGGGGGACATATATAAACAAGACGATGGTATCACGGGGGTACCAGAGTTTGTAAACGTTCTTAAAGCTGATAAATTAGGTGCTGCCGCAATGAAGTGGGTAGCTCTTGTTTGCGACTACGATAGTCCATATAGACACTTTACTGAAAGTGAAAGAAAGAAAGCTGTAAGCAAAGATCTGTATGGTAAGTATGAATGGTATGGAGCAAAAAGACCTGAAATATTAGCTGCAATAGATAAGTATAAGCAGTTACAGTTTGATCCTTTAGATGAACAGTTAATTGCTTTTAATACTAAGATTAGTCAGTTTACTACCTATATGAATAATATGCATATAGATGAAGACACAGCTGAAGGACTGCAAAAGATTATGATTGGTATTGAAAAAATATACAAAACAAGACAAACGTTAGTCGATGCAATAGAACGCAGAGGTGAACGACAAAAAATAGTGGGGGATAAAAAGTTGTCATTTCTAGAAAATAAAAAAGAAATGCAAAGTAATATTACTTAATTAATTATATTGAAATGAAACATTCAAAAAAAATGCCTGGTGGAGGACACATGGGTAAAAAGAAAGTTCGCAAAAACATGCCCGAGCAAAAAATGCAAAAAGGCGGCAAACTTAAAATGGTAAAAAACAAAGAAGGAAAAATGGTTCCTTTTTATGCTGCTGATGGAAAAGGTAAGATGATGATGGGTGGCGCTATGAAAAAAGACAAGATGATGAGAATGGGTGGTATGATGGATTCCGACAAAGATTTCATGTATGGTGGTAAAACACAAAAAATGATGAAAGGTGGGAAAATGAACTACCCAGGCGGAGGCAAGATGAAAAAAGAATCTATGTATCCTGGTGGCGGTAGAATGCAGCATGACTAATGGCAAAAGGAGATTATAAAAACTCCAATGTCAAAAGTCGTTATCGTAATTTAGCAAAAACAAGAACAGATCTTAAAGAAGCATCTGAAAAAATTGTTGTTAGTAATGATGACAAAAGAACAAGAGCGGAGCTATTAGATATTGTAGAAGAACTATTTGAGCCTAATACAGGTCAAACTGTAGAAAAACTTAGAGCAGTTTTGTATATGATAATAAATAGCTTAGGCAATAGCAGCGATGATGATCCAGGCATTACAACTGAACAGTCTAACGCTATAACTGCTAATACAGCCAAAGTTACTTTTCCTGGATTAGGAACTAGTAGCACTACAGCTTTAGCTGGTGATACTACAACAATTTCAGCTAATCAACAAAAAATGTTAGGATTATCTTCATCTAATGTTACTGTTGAATTTAGTCTTGGTGCAAGAACTTTAGATGTTGTAGTTGTAGATAGCAGTAGTGGTAGTGCAGTTACAAAAAGAGGATCTATTGCTTTAAGTTAATAAATATGGCAAAAAAACCAAAATTGCAAAACTTACGATATAGGTTTAATAAATTTATAAAAGAAGGTAATTTTGTAAAAGCCAAAGAATTAAGCAAATACTCACAAGTATTACATGGTGTAAACTTAGATGAGGAATACCATGCAAAACTAGCCAGTAGAGAAGATCCTCGCAATCCATTTAACTTAGGTAGAGTTAGTGGATACAAAAAACAAAAATATGGCTAGAGCAAAAAAAGATCCACAAAGATATAGACCTGTTGTAAATAACGGTCATCCAGATTTAAATCCTGAATCAGTAGCATATCAAGAATATTGGGAACAAGAACTTGATAGGTGCATAAATGGTTTCAAGCCTAAAGGCATGAAAAAAATTTCTGGTAAGTATTATTTCTATTTAAACTATTACAAAATATTAGGTAACGATGGAACTAAAGGTTCTCGTAAAACTTTAATTAGTCCATGGTATAGACAAATGGATCATGAATACTTTGATCTTTTTCAAACGTGCAAACAAGACGGTAAAGGTATGATTGTAATTAAAGCTCGTGATAAAGGTTTTAGTTACATGAACTCTGGTATGATTGCACATGAGTATACATTTTTCCCATTTAATGATGTTGGTATAGCAGCTGGATTACAAGCTACTGCTGATGCATTTTTTGATAAAACAAAAAAAGGTTTGAATGGATTGCATTCTAACTTCAAGCATTCTATACTAAAAGATACAGATGGTATATTACGATCTGGATATAAACAAAAAAACAAAGATGGTAAATGGGAAATAGGTGGTTATCAATCTACTATTATCTGTAGAACAATGGATAACCCCGAGGTATTCAAAGGTGAACGTGTTTCTTTGATGGTATTCGAAGAAGCTGGTGAGTTTAAACATTTGAAAAATGCTTATATGTCTTCTAAGGCTTGTTTTATGGATGGTAATCTTCAATTTGGAGTTCCTGTCGTAGGAGGTACTGGTGGTGACATTAGCAAAGCCTCAAAAGATTTTATGGATATGTATTACGAATCTGATGCATATAATCTTATTCCAATGTTTATACCTGCATCTAGAGCTTATTATGGATACTTTGATATAGATACAGGCGAAGAAAAAGTTGAAGCAGCAAAAGAAGTTTTGTTAGAGGAAAGAGAAACAATTACAAACTCTGGTGATAGAGAAGCTTACAATCTACATATACAAAACTATCCATTAACTGTTCAAGAAGCATTTTTAAATACAAAAACTGCAAGATTTGATAACTCATTACTTAATGCACAGCGATCAAGAATTTTAAGTAGTAAAGATTATAGAAGTCAAATTCAACAAGGTTTTTTAGATTGGGAGTTTAATGAGCAAGAAGAATTTATTGTAAGATGGCGACCACATCCAGAAGGTCCTTATAAAATATTACATCATCCTGAACCAGAATATAAAGATTTAGATATAGGTGGAATTGACTCTTATGATCAAGATCAAGCAGGTGCGTCAGACTCTTTGGGAAGTGCAATAATTTATCGTAGATTTGTAGACACGGAAAGTGCAAGCGATTATGTTGTAGCGGAATACACAGATCGTCCTGCGAAAAAAGAAGATTTTTGGGACGGATGTCTCAAATTAGCTATATACTACAATGCAAAAATGCTAGTAGAATATACTAAGATAGGAATTTTGGATTACTTTAAAAGAATGAATGCTTTGAAGTATCTAAAAGAAAAACCAGAGTCTGCACATAATCCTGGAACTAAAACTAGAAACAGGTATGGTGTGCATATGAACAAACAAGTCAAATCGTTAATGGAAGATTTAATGGATGACTATATAAGGGAGAATGTAGAAGATATTTGGTTTTTAGATCTTATTGAAGAGCTTGCATCTTACGGAACAAAAAATACTGACCGAGCTATAGCTTTTGGTCTTTGTCTTGTGCATAATGTAGATAATTACAGAATACAAGCTAAGACAATAGAAGCAGAACAGGCAGATATAGGTTTTAAGTATTATAGGTTAGATAGAAATGGTGTACCAAAACTGATATAATAATGGATTACAAACAATCAATATTTCCACCGCAATTTGTTTTAGAGTCAGAAAAAACAGAGGAATGGGCTAATAAATGGGTAGATGCAGTTGTGTCTTATATGGCATATGTAGATTCTCCATATCATAATTCAAGATTAAACGATATACAAAACTACAACATCTACAACGGAAGTTTAGAGTTGCAAGATTTTAAATATATTACAGAGCAGTATGGTATGGCTTACCCAGCAAGACTTGTAAACTATCCTATTATATCACCAAAGATTGATCTTTTAGTTGGAGAAGAGTTAAGAAGGCCAATGGATATTAAAGTATCAACTACAAACAAGGAAGCTGTACTTAGAAAAGAAGATGTAAAAGTTAATTTAATTATGAAAAAATTAACAGAAGAAATACATCAAGAATTTAAAGACGCAACTGGTATTGCTTTACCAGCAATAACAGAAATGGAAATACCAGAAGATATTGATCTATATATGAGATACAATTATCGTGAAATGGTAGAAGAAACTGCACAAGATGGATTGGAATATCTTATGCAAAAATATCACTACAGAGATATATTTAAAGAAGGCTTTAGGGATTTACTTGTAACTGGTAAAGAGTTTTTTCC